CCGTAACATTCAGCTCTGGAAACTCTGACAGAATTGCAGAAGGTGTAGAGTGAATCCCATAAGTTTGCAAAATGTGGCTTAAGGATATCAACAAACACTGTTTTCTTTTTAGTCCGTCAAAACCATCGTTAGGTTGAACGTACAACCCTGTGACTAACATTTTAGCACCATAAAGATTTACCAAATTCAACGGACCGCAAGTCTCCCTGGTGTTGAAAGAAAGGACATCTTCCCTTTTCAACTCAAAAAATCTAACTTGGCAGTCTTTAGATATCGAAACCTCTTCTGTCGAGTTGGCTTGGACTCCGTCAAGAACCACAATAGGGGCGGTTTGGGACTCTTTTAATGAGGGCGAATTCTCGACGTCTCTCCCTAAAAATGAGTAACTACCCGGAGGCAATAGGCACGAAGATTCTTCCACTACTTCCTCACGCGCCACCCTCTGACTCCCGGTAACTGACACCTTGGGTCCGTATTTCAAATCATCCCCCCGAATGCTAGTGCTTGCGTTACTGCTGATCGTCTCGAGCGGGACGCCTGACTTGATCTCAATCATCTCGATATCATTCTCGTCGCGATCGTCCAGTGGCGGTTCGTCATCGTTACACGCAGGACCCTCAGAGGGTTCATAAACCACCAAAGATGTTTTCCCAACTAGATGTATATGTGGTCTTGGGCATTTGTCATCTCGGCATTTGCTCAACTGGAGGTTTATCATTTTCGGAAGGCGCGAAGGGGAAGATTTATCTTTAGAGGCCGTTTTTTGCGGACCATCCCTTACGCGTTTTCTTTCTAAATAAGCTCTCTTAGCCTTGCTAATAGCCCTAATACCCTCATCACCAGGATGGTAATGATCTTTATTATCACACTTACAAAATATGTTACCGAGGTGTTCTGGAGACACGGAACAACGCGACTCGCCGTTGCCTGAATAGATGTTTTTCGAAACAACTACGACAGGATTGTCGAGGTCGTCCGTACATGTCCACTCGCCGTGTGTCCCGCTTATCGAAGATTCGACGAATGGGTTGAGTCCCATTAGCGCGTCAGTTAATCGGGCTCCAT